TAGTACGCTTTTCAGTTTTTTAGTAGGCTTCACTTTGCCGCCAAAAGCAGTTTTCACCTTCTTCCAAAACTTAGTCCAGAACGAATCATCATCAACCACATACCAGTATTCAGCCACCTCCTGCTCAGATAACCAAGAACGGACAACCTTCTTGTTCTGATATTTGATTTTGTTGGATTTAAATACAGCCTTTACCGCATCCAGTAGCTTCTTTTCATCATCATCAGTTGGAGTGCAATCCATAGACGGTTCTGTGCCGACCGTGAAAGCAGTTTGAATGTTCACTATATCCTGTTCCAATGGAATGGAGATACGGTTCACTGGTTCTGTTTTATACCTTGCTTCGATTTCATAAGTCTTACCAGTTTTTTCATCGAAGTGCTTCTCAGCTTCTTTTTCAAGAACCTTTCTGTCCGGATACTTCTTTTTGTCAACCATAATTTCATGGCGTTCCGGATTCCAATCGTCCCAAAGTTTACAACAGTCGGGAAGTTCAGTCTTCCTACCTTTCTTCAGGTAGTTTATCTTCTGCCCGATATCGGGTAATGCTAATATTTCTTCTAAATTCAATGGCATAGCTTATATTTTTAGTGTGTGAATATTCCAGTTAAATCTTTCGGCTTCTGAATCTTACCAAGAAGCTCACCCAATACATAGTAACGTACAGCATCTATTCCGTGATTATCATGGTCTTCCGGTTCGTTGATATAGCTCCCGTCCTTATCCTTTGCCCAAACATACTTTCTGAACTCGCTTTGCAAGTTGTACGAGCGTTTGGTTATATAAATCTCCATATCTTTCATTTTGTCAATTCCGGCATTGATAGAGCCTG